GTTCGATTTGCCCCCTCCGGCTCGCTCCGCTCGCCACCTCCCCCGCGAACGGGGGAGGAGCCCGCTTACCCGGGCGACATCCTACAGGGCTCGCGCCTTTGCGTTCCTTCGCGCCCTTTGCGTCACCTTCTCTTTTACGTGAGGCATCAATGACCGACACGATACGGCTCGGCGGCCGCGACTTCACCTTGCGCGCGCCGACCCTCGGGCAGTTGCGTCACCTGCTCGATGCGCTCGATGCGATGGCGGGCGCCTCGGGCGGCGCCCTGATTGACGCCGCGGCGCGTCTTGTCGCCGCCGGGCTCGCCGCCGCGCATCCCGAGCTTACGGCCGACACCGTGCTCGATCTCGAGGCGAGCCTTGCCGAATTGAACGCCGCGGTCGCGGCAATCCTCGACTGCGCCGGGCTCTCGCCGAAGGAGTCGCCGCTGGGGGAAGCCGAGCCCCGGGTCACGCCCGGGGAAATGAGGACGGGGGCGCCAGACATGATGACGCCTGCGCCCAGCTCGGCGCTCTCTATGGCGCACTCGCCACCGGCTGCGGCTACAGCTACCGCGTCATTGACGAGATGACCCTCGCCGAGGCCGGCGAGATCTTTCGCTATTGGGAGGACAACCCGCCGCCGCATCTGTTGTTGCAAGCGGTCGCGCGCCTCCTCGGCTGGCAGCCCCCGGTATCGTCGACCGCAAATTCCTCGGCGCAAGCCGCGCCGGCGGCCGCGCTCGCTGCTGTCGCCGCGATGCCGCCGCCCGGTCTCGCGGTCATGCCGGCGACCCAAATCGCGATGCCGCCGCCGACATTCGATCTCGAAACCCTGCGCGCCCGCAACGACGCCCGCGCCGCCGGCTGTGACGCATTGCCGGCGGCTGGCGCGCCGGCATAATCGCGTCGGGCATAATCCTGTATGTTGACCGAAAGGGGAGGGGACGATGCGCTGGCTGACGATGTGCTTCGTCGTCGCGCTGGCGGTTGCCGCGAGCGCGCGCACATTCGCGCAACAGCCCGGGACTGACGCTGCGCAAGGGCCGGGCTGCCTCGGCCAAAAGGTCGAGGCCTGCGTGCAATCGCTGCGCGCCTCGATGCAGCTCGATGAGGGCCGCCTCGCTTCCGCGTTGTCGCGCCGTCACATGACCGACGTCAACGGCCGGCCGTTCGGCGCCGGCCTCGTCAACATCAGCGGCCGCATCCCCGGCCGCACGCAAACGCAGGTGATGCTCTTGCGCCTCGCCGCGGACGACACGGTGGCGAGCGTCGAAGCAAGCCTTCTCGGCGATCTGATCCCGGCGCGCGCGGCAGAAGCCTATGATCAGAGCGGCGTCTACGACATCGTCGCGCGCATCCTCGGGCGGCGCTGCCCCGGCCTCGAGCGGCTCGCGCTCTACCGCTTTATCGAGAATGCGATGAAGCCGCGCATCAAGATGGAGCGGCGCGATCTGTCGGCCGGCCTTCTCGGGCGTCACCGGCTGACCGCGCGCGCCGCCGATGTCCCGTGGTGCGGCGCGCATTTCACCTACACGACCTTTGTCGAATGGACCGGCGCCAACAACATGGAATCCGGCCGCAACCCCGCCGGCTACTGGTCGATCGAAGTGAAATAACCCCGCTCGATCTGCGTAAAACGGCTTCACCGGAGAGGGCACGGAGAATGCGGGACTAAGCCCCTCTCCCGCATTGCGGGAGAGGGAGGGACCCATCGCGCAGCGATGGGAGGGTGAGGGTGTTTGCGGCAGGACATACCCTCACCCGGCTCACCCTTCGGGCTCGCCACCCTCTCCCGCGATGCGGGAGAGGGGCTGTTCGCGATAGGACGCGATGGCATCTCTCAGCGGGTGAAGCGCCTTCGCGTCCTTCGCGTTAGGCCGTTTTCTTTTTCTCACTGCCTCACTGCCTTTGTGGTGAATTTTCCTCTTGAGGTGACGCGTGGCCGACGACGTGCAGATCAAATTCGGCGCCGATATCGGCGGCGCGCTCAGTGCGCTGGCGTCGCTCAAATCGGCCGTTGCGGGCGCTGTCGCGCCGGTCGTGCAATTAAAGACCGCCTTTGCCGAGGCCGAGGCGGCGATCCAGCATGCCGGCGCGGCCGGGCTCGCAATCTTCAAATCCGAGATGCAGGAGCTCGTCGCTTCGCGCGCCCTCAGCCTGCGCCAGGCGCTCGGCTTCGACATCGACTACACCGCGCGGCAAAGCGAGGAGGAGCGCGCCCGGCTCGAGCAGGTGCTGGCGAATGACGCGGCGGGGCTCGCCGACAAGACCGAGACCTTCCGCCGCCTGATCGATCTCTCGAACCGCTATTCGGTCGAGGTCGCGCGCGACCAGGCGCGCCTTGCCGAAGCGGCGCGGCACGAGGCCGACCGCCTCGCACTGCCCTACCGCCAGGCCTTTAACGAGATCGGCGCCGGCTGGCGCAACGCCGTCAAAGCCCTCATCGAGGGCACCCAGAGCTTTGGCTCGGCCGCGACCGAGATTCTGCGCTCGATCGAGCGCGGCATCGTCGACATGCTCGGCACGACCGTCTCGAAATTCGCCGCGGGCCCGCTCGCGGGGCTTCTCGGTCAGCCCGCGCCGGGCATCGGCGAGGGCGTCGGCGACGTTCTCGGCAACACGCTGTCGCGCTCGATTTTCGGTGCGCCCGGCCAGCTCGGCGGCGGTCTCTTCGGGTTTCTCGGCGGTCTGTTCGCCTTCGCGCAGGGCGGCATCGTGCCGTCGGCGGCGGGCGGCTGGGTGTTGCCGAATTTCGCCGGCATGACGCCGGCATTGTTGCATGCGCGCGAGATGGTGTTGCCGGCCTCGATCAGCGACGGGCTGCAGAACCTGATCGCCGGCGGCGCAAGCAGTTCGTCCAGCGATCTGCACCTGCATTTTCACGGGCCGTCGGACGGCCCCGCGGTCGAGCGCTGGTTCACCGGCCTCCTCGCGCGCAATCCCGGCGCGGTCCGCAACCTCCTCCGCTCCAACACCCTCACCCCGAGGACGTTGTGACATTCACTAGAGCCCCGTGCCCGGCCTTGTGCCGGGTACCCACGTCTTCGCCTCAGCAGCTCCGGCGCCTTCGTGTCCTTTGCGTACCCATTGCGCCCTTCGCGCCACCTAGCGACTCACTGTCTCACCGTCTCATTGTGAACAAATCACCATGACCGCGATCTTTCCGTCATTGCCCGGCATGGGCTGGTCGGTCGTGAAATCGCCGCGCTTTGCGACCCGCATCCAGCGCGCCGTCAACGGCCGTGAATTGCGCGCGCTCGATCAGCCCTATCCGCTGTGGAATTGGACCCTGACCTATCCGCTGTTGCGCGACCGCAACGACATGCGCGCCCCGCTCCCGGCCGCTGGCGGTTTCGGCATCGGCTACGATGAGCTCCGGATCCTCGCCGGCTTCTTTCTGCAGCAGCAGGGCGCGTTGCAGCCCTTTTTGTTTGACGATCCGACCGACAACATCGCGGCCGCCCAGCCGCTCGGCACCGGCGACAGCAGCCGCACGGTTTTTCAGCTCCTCCGCAATATGGGCGGTTTCGCCGAGCCGATCACCGCGCCCAATTCCGTGTCGGCGGTCTATTTCGACGGGATCCTGCAATCCGCCGCGAATTACACGGTCGATGCCGCGACCGGTTTTGTTACTTTTGCAACGCCGCCGCCCGCGGGCCAGCTTGTCACCGCCGATTTCACCTATTAGTTCCGCGTCCGGTTTGCCGACGACACCGCCGAATTCGAGAATTTCATGCTCCAGCTCTGGCAGGCTCGCCAGATCAAGCTCCAATCCGTCTTGTTGTGAGCGCGCCTTGGCTCCTCCCCTGCAAAGCGGGGAGGGGGACCATGCGAAGCATGGTGGAGGGGGCGCGCGCTCGATCTAAAGACTCTTCTTTTTTTGGTGAGCTTCATGCGACCGTGTTCCGCCGCGCTCGCCGCCTATCTCGCGGCGAGCGACACCTTTATAGTCACCGATCTCTACACCTTTGCGCTCGCGACCGGTGAGGTGTTGCGCTATTCCGGCTGGACGAGCCCGCTGCAGATCCCCGGCACGCTCTTCCCCGCCGGCAGCCTCAATTACAACGCGCTCGATTACACCGGTTTCGCGCTCGGGCCGCGCTTTGGCCGCTCGAAGGTCACGACGCGGATCGGCGTCGCGCCAACCGAGCTCGACATCGAGATCTTCGTCGGTGCATCCGATACGACGGCCGACACGATCGGCACGCTGTCCTTCGCCGATGCGGTCCGGCTCGGCCTATTCGACGGCGCGACAGTCGAGCTCGACCGCCTGTTCGCGCCGCCCGCGCCGGACGCAAGCGGCGGCCTCGACACTTCATTGGGCGCGCTCGTCTGGTTTTACGGCCGCGTCGCCGAATGCGATGCCGGCCGCTCGTCGATCCATATCAAGGTCAAGTCGCTGATGAATTTGCTCGCGACGCAGCAGATGCCGCGCCGTCTTTATCAGGCGGCTTGCACGCATGTCTTTGGCGATGCGATGTGCGGGTTCGACCGCGATTCCTTCGCGCAGACCGCATCGGCGCTCGCCGGCTCGACGCAATCGGAGATCCACACCGCGCTCTCGCCGAGCCCCGCGACCCTCTTCGACCAAGGCACGATGACCGGGCTCAGCGGCGCCAATACTGGCCTGACGCGCACGATCCGCCAGGTCATCGGCGGCGTTGCCTACCCGCTGAAGGCGTGGCTTTACCCGGTGGCGGTCGGCGACACGTTTCGGTTTCTGCCGGGCTGCGACCACACCGTCGCGGCCTGCCAGAGCACCTTCGACAACCTCGCGCATTACGGCGGCTTCCCCTACATCCCGCCCCCCGAGACGGCCGTGTAAGAGCGCATCGCGGTCTTACACCGCGCCCCGGCGAAAGCCGAGGCCCGCCCATCAGACGCGCGAACGGCCGCCACATAGATCCCGGCGCAGGCCGGGACCCATCGATTCGCCTCTCGAACCACCGAAAGATGGATCCCGGCCTTCGTCGGGATCTAATTTGTTGGAGCATCGTAAATGTTGTGCTCAGCCGGTGACGAAGCCGCCAACCTGATACACCTCGGAGAGACGCACGGCATTGAAGCGAGCGCTTCTCTCTGTGATCTCCGTGTCTCCGTGGTGAGGGAAGCGGAATCGTGGATCGGGACGCCGTTTCACCATGCCGCGCGCATCAAGGGCGCCGGTGTCGATTGCCTGATGCTATTGGCCGAGATTCACGAGCGCGCCGGCATCATCCCGCACATTGATCCGCCTTTCTATGTGCCGGATTGGCATTTGCATCGCGACGCCGAGCGCTATCTCGAAGGTCTCGCCTGCCACGCAAGCGAGATCACCGGCCCACCGTTGCCGGGCGACATCGCATTGTTCCGTTTTGGCCGCACCTATTCGCACGGCGCAATCGTCACCCGGTGGCCACGCGTTGTGCACGCTTATTGGTCGATCGGCGTTGTCTACGGCGACGCGACCTTGCACCCGCTGGCCGGCCGCCCCGTCCGCTTCTTTTCACCATTCCCTTGACGCGCGCCGCGCAGCGAATCACTTCTTACTGGTGACATCGAATGTCCGACATCCCCACCGGCAAAGGCGGCGGGCCGAGCCCGTTTGTCAACGCCTTTGATCACCCGCAGCTCAATTCGCTCCGCTACAATGTTTCGCAAGCCGGGAGCCCTGTTCACCTCGTTTACGGAACAACGCGCGTCACGGTAAATTTGCTCGAATTCTGGGGCTTCACCGGCAGCGCCGGCGGCAAGGGTGGAAAGGGGCTCGGCAATTCCGGCGGCAAGAAAGGCTCGAACCAGCAATTCTCTGTCAATGTCGCCTTTGGTCTGTGCCAAGGGCCGGTGTCCTTCACCGATGGCATCGCGGCCCCGTTGCGCATCTGGGCCAATGGCGGCGTCGCGACCGGGCTCGCCGCGGTGGGCCTCAACGGTTACGCCGGCAATGACGGCCAGGCCGCCGATCCGGTCTTTGCTTCCTCCGATACCAACACGCCGGTCGTCGCCTATTCCGGCACCGCTTATGTCACCGGCACGCCCTTGCAGCTCGGCGCGTCGCCGGCCTTGCCGAACCTCTCCTTCGAGATTTACGGAATCATGGCCGGCACCGCGGGTCCGAATTTCCCGTACGATGCGCGCCCCGACGACATCGTCACCGATCTGTTGACCAACCCGCGTTACGGCGCCGGCTTTCCCGCGATCAATCTCGACACAAGCGGCAGCCTCGCCGATTGGGGCCTCTACTGCCAGGCGGCGCAGCTCGCGATGTCGCTGTTGCTCGACAAGCAGCAGCCCGCGGCGCGCTGGCTCGAAGAAATCGCGCTCCTGACCGGCTCGGCCGTGGTGTGGTCCGGCAACACGCTGAAGATCATCCCTTACGGCGACCAGCCCTTGAGCGCCAACGGGGCGTCATGGTCGCCCAACCTCGCCTGGCAATACAGTCTCGGCGATGGCGATTTCCTGAGCTGGGGCGGTGGCGACGGCGCGACCGACCCGGTATTGCTCATGCGCAGCGATGCGGCACAGGCGACAAACTGGCTGTCGCTCGAATACATGGATGCGGCGAACGGCTACAACCCGCAGATTGTCGCTGCCTTCGACCAGGGGCTCATCGATCAATACGGGCTCCGGAGCGAGCCGCCGGTGCAGGCGCATGAATTCACCAACCCGGCCAGCGCCGCCATCGCCGCGCAGCTTCTGTTGCAGCGCCGCGCCTATATCCGCAACAGCTACAAATTCAAGCTCGGCTGGCGCTACGCGCTGTTGGAGCCGATGGACATCGTGCTGCTGACCGACGCGGCGCTCGGTCTCGCCGGCAAAGCCGTGCGCATCACCGCGATCGAGGAGGACGACAATGGCGAGCTCACGATCACCGCCGACGAAATCCCCGAACTGACTCCGTAATCTCAGACCGCGAAGCGGCCAAAAAATCTCACGCCAGAGGGCGCCGCTCTCAAAGCCGGGACGCCGGCAAATAGCAAGCGCCATCGGCTCCTTCGCGTGTCCTTTGCGGTAACTAAGGTGAATAAATGCCCGGCCTCATCTCGCCGATCGGGATCGGCACCGCGCTGGCCTATCCAAAGCAGGCTACCGCCGGCGCCCCGCTCGACCCGCTCGTCTCGCCCGGCGACACCAACCCGCCGATCCTGTTCGAGCCGCCGCCTGGCCTCACCGCCGGCGATCTCGAGGCCTGGATCATCGCGACGGGTGGCGCGCAGTGGGGCGGCTGTCAGGTATGGATCTCGCTCGACGGCTCCACCTACGCCTATGCCGGCACGATCTATCGCGGCGGCCGCCAAGGAATCCTCACCGCCGCATTGCCGAGCCACGCCGATCCCGATACATCGAACACGCTGTCGGTCGATCTGTCACAAAGCCAGGGCCAGCTCCTCTCCGGCTCCCTGGCCGATGCGGACGCCTTTGTCACCTTGATTTACTGCGACGGTGAACTCGCCGCCTTCGAGACCGCAACCCTCACCAGCGCGTTTCACTACGATCTCGCCTATTTGCGCCGCGGCGTTTACGGCACGCCGGTAGCCGCGCATTCCGCGGGCGCGAGCTTTGCGCGCTTTGGGCCAAACGATCCCTCGCTGTTCAAATACATCTACCCCGCGAGCTTTATCGGCCAGACGATCCACGTCAAATTGCCGTCGTTCAACATCTTCGGGCAGGCATTGCAGGGGCTCGCGGGCTTGACCCCGACCAGCTACAGCCTGACCGGCGACGGTGCGATCCAAGGCCCGGCCTATGTATCGGGCTCATGGCCCGGCAGCCCCGCCGCCTCGCAGATTGTCGAGCGCCATATCTTCGCGACGGCGGTGACATTTCCCGCCGGGCTCGCCGGCAGCTACGCCGCCAGCGGCATCGCCGCGACCGCGGCAGCCAGCTTCACGATCGCAAAAAACGGCAGCGCGATCGGCACGATGCAATTCGCCGCGGGCGTGCCCTCGGCGAGCTTCGCGATGACCTCCGCG